CTAAAATTTGGTGGCCCCTGTTGGGTTTGAACCAACGACCAAGCGATTATGAGTCCGAACTATATTCTAATAAAAACAAAGATATACAGTTAAATCAAACGCATAGCATTTCGTATATTGTCGAAAAGTATTGCATAGTGCTGCGCTGTGCTGCCATTTTGCTGCCACTTATCAGGTTTAATGGGTTAAGTTGAACCGCTTCTGTCAGGTGGTCAGGGGCGAAGTGAGCATAACGCATCGTGACTTTAATATCTGTATGCCCGAGGATGCGTTGTAAGACTAAAATATTGCCGCCGCCCATCATGAAATGGCTGGCAAAAGTATGCCGTAAAACATGCGAAAGCTGACCGTCAGGAAGTTCAATTCCCGCCCGTTTTATTGCGCTCCTGAATGCTGAGTAACATCCGGTAAAGAGCGGTTTAGAGGTTCTGCTTTTGGGTAGTAATTCATAAAGCTCTTCACTGATTGGAACAGCTCGGTTCTTCTTGCCTTTCGTTTTGATAAAAGTGATTTTTCCGGGGCTTATCTGCTTTCCAGTTAAACTTTCCGCCTCACCCCATCTTGCTCCGGTTGCAAGGCAGATTTTAACAATCATGGTTAAATCCTCCGCCTTGCTTTTTTCACATTCTTCCAGCAAGCGAGCCGCTTCCTCAACTGTAAGCCAGGCCAGCTCAATTTCTGCGATCTTAAACTCTCTGACGTTTTCAAGAGGGTTGGGTGCTGTCCAGTCATCAAGTCTTTTCAGCTCGTTGAACATAGCCCGAAAGTAAGCTAGTTCAAGGTTAACCGTGCGAGGGGTGACAGCCTTAACGCGATCAGAGCGGGTTATTTTTCCGCTTAACCGCTGTTCTCTATAAGTTGAGAACAGTTTAGCGTTGAATTCTGTAGCGAGGGGATCACCCATCGCGAGACAGGCAAACTCCATTGCGCCTTTACGCTTTTCACCATCAGCAAGCGTAACGCCATGTGCGTTATACCAAGCTGTAACCAAATCCCGAACGCGGCGTTTATCAGTTTTCTCGCCCAGCCACGGCTTATCTTGAGCCTGATCTTTTATGTGACGCTCGAATGCTAAAGCCTCCCCTTTGGTTGCGAACTGGCGACGGATGCGCTTTCCATCCCTACCGTTTGGGAAAACCTGAGCCTGCCACTTTCCGTTAGGTAGTTTTGAAACAGCCATAATTCACATGCTCTCTGTACGAGTGATTATTTTCCCAAGGATTTTTATGTCATCAATTTTGCATTCGAAAGAGGCCTTGCCATTCTCAACTCGCACGCGTCCGCCGGGAAAGCGGTACAACTCGCGGACGCTTACAATCCCATCAATTTCAATGAACCAGAATCCATCTACCAATTCGCCATCGTAACGGTCAGCAAGGTAGGTCGTTTTATCAGCATTCAAGATGAACGGTGAATTCAAGCCCTCTGGAATTGTCGATGTATCAGCTATTACATCGTTTTGGGTTGAGATATTCCCATTCGTGATGTCCATGCGTTTTAAATAGGTGATATTTTCATCGTTGCCCCCAAGGAACCTGCTTCCTTCCCCTGTGCTAAGCCAAATTAGTGATGCTCCTGTTTCAAGATGACAAACGATCACCCAGTCGGCTGGGAAGGTATCGCGTGCATACCTGTTAGCCATAGTGCTTTGCGAGACGCCAAGCTGATGGCAGAGGGCTATGCGGGTAGTGAAACCATAAGCTTCCAGAATGCGAGCAATAACCTCTTTTCCGCCTCTATTTTGAGATATGAAATCTCGAATCAGCTTTACGTCATCTTTATTTGTTAAGTTTCGTGTTGACATGATGGTTTTGTGATCCTAATATCTCGATTCAAGATGTTTTGAATAGTGTTAAACAGTGCCTAATAGTGAGTTAGGCACCCAAACCGAGGAATAGTGCATCATGAGTCGCCAATTATCAATGCGCCCTAGCATCAATCTTGTGGTGTCTGAACCATTCATTACCCTGGATGAGTTCTGCCGCCGTACCGGTTACAAACTCAGCTACGCCCGCCAAATGATCCGTGAAGGCCGCCTTCCAATTCGTAAAAAGGAAGGGGTAAATAGCCTTATCGAAGTAAACATGTTCGCATTGACGATGGAAGCGGCTCAAGGCTTCGAAATCGCAATGCAAGCCTGATAGTTCCATTTTGGGATATAGAGAGGCCAAAAACATGTTTGATTTCAGGATTTCCAAACATCCGCATTTTGATGAAGCCTGCAGGGCTTTCGCACTGCGTCATAACATGACGAAGCTGGCAGGGCGTGCCGGGATGAATGTTCAGACTCTGCGCAACAAGCTAAACCCGGACCAGCCGCACCAACTTACCGCACCGGAAATATGGCTGCTTACTGATCTGACCGAGGATTCAGCGTTGGTTGATGGCTTCCTGGCGCAGATCCACTGCCTCCCGTGCGTGCCGCTAAACGAAGTCGCTCGCGAAAAGATGCCGGATTATGTACTAAAAGCTACGGCAGAAATCGGCCGCGTGGCTGCCGGCGCTGTTTCCGGCGAAGCGCACACAACGGCAGGGCGCCGCCAGATTGTTGATAGCATCAATTCAGTTACTCGACTGATGGCATTAACCGCAGTGACGTTGCAGGCGCGCCTGCAGGCAAACCCGGCGATGGCCAGCACCATTGATACAGTCACTGGCCTGGGTGCCTCGTTTGGTTTGATCTGAGGTGTCTATGTTGACTAAACAACCATCACTCGCATCGCTGCTCGTTAAGCAAAGCCCATCACCTCATTTCGGGCATGGCTGGATCATGGGGAAGGATGGCAAGCGCTGGCATCCGTGCCGCTCTCAGGATGCGCTGCTGGAAGGTTTAACCGGTAACAGGAAAAGAATGTCATGGCTTTCAAAGCTGAAGATATCACTATCAATATGAGCGCCGGGCAGCGTGCCAGTGCGTTAAATCATATTTCTGTATTACGCACCGCTCTATATGGCGACTGTGAAAAAGAACTTAATCGTTTTATTAACGAAATGCGTGATAAGCGTGATGAAAAGTACGAGCTGAATAATCGTGTGCTTGCTGCATTATTTTTTCTTGCAAATATTAGAAAGGAGCGTCACTGCGTTGAATTTAGTGAGCTGACGAGTGACGAGGTAACCGCACTTATTGGTGTGATGAACCATCTTCGCGCAGTCGTGAGTTTATTTCCAAAACGGCTAGCGATGCCGAATTAACCAGTAAGTGAAATTAATGGCGTAAACCCGCCGGGCATTTTTTTGCCCAAATTCAGGAGAAACAACAATGCGAAATATCGAAACCCGTTCCAACAAAATCGGCCCGGATGATGCAGGTCTTAACCAGATACTGATAGAGGCCCGCATGGAAGAACGCCGCGCACGTGCTGCGGCAATGGCTGCCCGTCTTGATAGCCTGGCGTGTCACATCACATCGCGCCAGCTTAATCACGTTGAGGCGGCGGAGCTGCTGCGCGTTGCTGCGGAAAACATCCAGAACGAAGCGCAGGAGATCCACTGATGGCTGATTCTATGGACCTCGTACAGCAGCGCGTTGAAGAAGAACTCCAGCGGCACATCCACACCGCCCGCAGTAAAGCGCCGGGCGTTTCCCGTGTCTTGTGCATTGACTGCGACGCACCAATACCGCCTGCCCGCCGCCGCGCTATTCCTGGCGTGCAGTGCTGCATCACCTGTCAGGAAATCGCAGAGCTGAAAGGCAAACATTACAATGGTGGTGCTGTATGAGCACCATCCTGAAATGGGCGGGCAATAAAACCGCCGTCATGCATGAGCTGAAAAAGCACCTGCCTGCAGGCCCGCGACTGGTTGAGCCTTTCGCGGGTTCCTGCGCTGTGATGATGGCGACAGAGTATCCTCATTATCTTGTTGCTGATGTGAATCCTGATTTAATTAATCTATACAGTGTCATTAAAGACGACGCTGACCATTTGATATCTATAGCTATAGACCTATTTGCTAAAAATAATTCAGCAGAATGCTATTACGATATTCGAAAAGAGTTTAATCATGGTCGTGATTGGCCCGCTGTTTGCCGCTCAGCTATGTTTATTTTTCTTAATCGTCATGGTTACCGTGGCTTATGTCGTTATAACCTTAAAGGTCATTTCAACGTCCCATACGGTAATTACAAAGCACCTTATTTCCCGGAAAGCGAAATCAGAGCATTTGCCGAAAAGGCAAAGCGTGCCACCTTCATTTGCGCCAGCTATGAGGAAACATTGGCAATGCTGCAGTCGGGGGATGTTATCTACTGCGATCCTCCGTATGACGGTACATTTTCCACTTACCACACTGACGGATTTACCGAGGATGATCAGTATCATCTGGCGTCTATCCTTGAGCGCCGGGCATCAGAAGGCCATCCGGTCATTGTTTCGAACAGCGACACTTCTCTGACTCGTTCCCTGTATCGAAATTTCACTCAGGACCGCATTAACGTAAAGCGCAGCATCGGCGTTGCCGCGGGCGAAGGAAAAAGTGCTGACGAACTTATTGCTGTACTAAAGCCGGGAGTATGGGCTGGCTTTGATCTAGCTGGCGGACCTGATTGCTCTGTCGTGCATGAGGTGCGCGCGTGAGTCATCACGAAGTTGAAAAGCACGGCGGAGCAGAAGATTCCGCCGCTGCTTTTGCCTGGAATATACCTAAAAAGGCGATTAACCCATATCTGGACCCGGCGGAAGTTGCGCCGGTGTCTGCGCTTTCAAACCTGATCGCTCTCTACGCCAGCGACAACGAGCAGGAGCAGTTGCGCCGTGAGGCGATGAGCGATGAGGTCTGGGAACGCTATTTCTACAATGAAGCCCGTGATCCTGTTCAGCGTGAAATGGAGCAGGACCGGCTGATTAGCCATACCAAAATGGCGCGCGAGCAGCAGCGTTTTAATCCCGATCTGGTCATTCTGGCTGACGTTAACGCCATGCCGTCCCATATCAGCAAGCCTCTGCTGGAGCGGATTAAATATTTCCATAGTCTGGGCAGAGCAAAAGCCTATTCCCGCTACCTGCGTGAAACCATCAGGCCGTGCCTTGAACGCCTGGAGCGCGTGCGTGCAAGCCAGGTTTCTGCGTCATTCCGGTTTATGGCGAGCCACGACGGGCTGGAGGGCCTGCTTGTTCTGCCGGAAATGAACCAGGATCAGGTTAAGCGGTTATCTACCTTGGTGGCGGCACACATGAGCATGTGTCTGGATGCTGCCTGCGGTGAGCTGTTTGCGGATGAAGACGTTACGCCGGAAGAGATCCGCCGGTCATGGGAAAGGGTGGCCGCTGAGGCCATGCGCCTTGATGTTATCCCGCCTGCCTTCGAGCGGCTGCGCCGTAAAAAGCACCGCCGTAACCCGGTACCATACGAACTTATTCCGGGTTCGCTTGCCCGTATGCTCTGTGCTGACTGGTGGTATCGCAAGCTGTGGCAGATGCGGTGTGAATGGCGGGAAGAACAGCTGCGCGCCGTCTGCCTGGTTAACAAAAAGGCGTCCCCGTATGTCAGCTATGAGGCCGTGATCCATAAACGCGAACAGCGCCGCCAATCGCTGGAGTTCTTCCGCTCGCATGAGCTGACCAATGAGCAGGGCGATACGCTGGATATGGAAGACGTGGTAAACGCCAGTAGCAGCAATCCGGCGCACCGTCGTAATGAAATGATGGCCTGTGTTAAGGGGCTGGAGTTAATCGCGGAAATGAGGGGGGACTGCGCGGTGTTCTATACCATCACCTGCCCGTCGCGCTTCCATGCCACCCTCAACAACGGCAGACCTAATCCGAAGTGGACAAGCGGCACTGTCCGGCAGAGCAGCGACTATCTGGTGCATACGTTCGCCGCTTTCCGCAAGGCGATGCACAAAGCCGGGCTGCGATGGTATGGCGTCCGTGTTGCTGAGCCACACCATGACGGCACCGTGCACTGGCACCTGCTTTGCTTCATGCGCAAAAAAGACCGCAAGTCCATCACTGCGCTGCTGCGTAAATTTGCCATCCGTGAGGACCGCGAGGAGCTGGGCAACAATACCGGCCCGCGTTTTAAGTCTGAGCTGATCAACCCGCGCAAGGGTACACCGACCAGCTACATCGCGAAGTACATCAGTAAGAACATCGACGGCCGCGGCCTGGGTAATGAAATCAGCAAAGAAACCGGCAGACCACTGCGGGACAATGCCGAACATGTCAATGCCTGGGCTTCGCTGCATCGCGTCCAGCAATTCCGCTTTTTCGGTATACCGGGCCGCCAGGCTTATCGCGAGCTGCGTTTGCTGGCAGGCCAGGCTGCGCGACAGCAGGCAGATAAAAAAGCAGGTGCGCCGGTACTGGATAACCCGCGTCTGGATGCCGTGCTGGCGGCAGCCGATGCCGGGTGTTTTGCCACCTACATCATGAAACAGGGCGGCGTACTGGTTCCGCGTAAGCATCACCTGGTCCGCACGGCTTATGAACTCAATGACGAGCCATCAGCCTATGGCGATCACGGCATCCGTATTTATGGCATCTGGTCCCCGATTATTGAGGGCCGGATTTGCACGCATGCGATGAAGTGGAAAATGGTTCGTAAGGCCGTTGACGTCCTGGAGGCGCCAGCCGACCAGGGCGCTTGCGCCCCTTGGACTCGTGGCAATAACTGTCCCCCTGTTGAAAATCTGAACAAATCAGGGGGTGATTTACCCGATATTAAAACTATGGATGAGAAGGAGCTGCAGGAATATCTCCACAACATGGGCCAGAAGGAACGGCGGGAGCTGACAGTCAGGTTAAGGCTGGTAAAACCGAAGCGGAAAAAAGCATACAAACAGACTATTTCGGATCAGCAGCGCCTGCAGCTTGAGGCAGAGCTGAGTTCAAGAGGGTTCGATGGTAGCGAGTCAGAGATTGACCTGCTTCTGCGCGGCGGCAGTATTCCGTCAGGTGGCGGGCTGCGTATTTTTTACCGCAACCACCGCCTGCAGGAAGATGACAAATGGCGTCAGTGGTACTGATGCCCCAGCTTTAACAATTCTTGCTCTTATTGATCCGCATCAGAGCGATCTAATTGACAGATAAAAAACGGTTTACATTCGCAAATTCCTATTATGCTGTAATTATAAACAGTGGATATATATACAGTTGTTGTGTATCCGAGGTAGTGATAGGAGGGAAAATGCAGGATTACCTTTTGGAGTCATTGAAGCTCCAGCGCATTGATTTTTTTATCAAGCTTGTAGCGGCTAGTGAGTGCAGCGACGAAGAAAAGCGGCTGGCTATCCAGTGGGTGTCCGAACTGACCGACGAACTGATGGCGAAAATCCGCAGCCATGAATGCTGCCGGTCAATGGATGTAACCAGTTAAGGGGAATCTGTATGCGCATTGAAATAATGATCGATAAAGAGCAGAAGATTAGCCAGGCTACACTGGACGCCCTTGAATCCGAGCTTTACCGTAATTTGCGCCCTCTGTATCCCAAAACAGCAATTCGTATCCGTAAGGGCAGCGCCAACGGCGTTGAGCTGAGCGGGTTAAAACTGGATGAAGACAAAAAGCGGGTGATGGAAATAATGCAGCAGGTCTGGGAGGACGATAGCTGGTTACATTAGGGCACGTTGCGGATGATAAAACTGGTTTTTACCGTCCGCAAGGTTGAACAACGAGCCACGCGAGGCGTTAGTGCTGTTGTGCATGACTATGCCGCATGAAATCGCATGATCGTTTGAGGATCGTTTTTGCTGAGGCCCGCCAGAACTGGCGGGCTTTTGCTTATGTCATGCAGGTGCATGAAAACCACTACACAAAGCGGGCAGGCGTGGCGGGGATAGCATTGCGCGCAAGAGCTGTTCACGCTGATATAATGTTCCTGTCTATAATTTAACCGGATAAGGATTATCTTAATTTTAGCGTTATTTTTACATGTGGCTAAATATACATTCGCTGTCTTACTTGAAATTTACTATGAAAGTAGATTATATTGTTACGAAAAAAATGATAGCGAAACATATGACTCTTGGATTGAAAGTGTTTTAGGTGCTAAACGAAATTAGGGTGAGGTTTTCTAGTTTAATTTTCTCTTGCGCTAAGGAATATGTGCCATTTTAAAAAGTAATTTAACTTCCTCAATTGAGAGTGTTATTGATGGAAAATGAGAGGTGGGTTTCAAAAGTTTAATGTATGTGTGATTTGTTATGGGCTGGGACTGTGTAATTATAGTCAAGGGTTTACACAGCGCGATTTTTTTTGAGTATAGTTTCGTATTATTGAAAAACTAAGGGGGGTAGAGTGAGTGATATAAAAAGACATGGTAAAGATAGAATATTGTGGATGGATATGATCAGAGGGGGGATGATACTTCTCGTTATCATGCAGCACTGGTTAGCTCGATTAGACTCGTATGAATCTCTATCGCCCATAGGTTTTTATCAGGTAATTTATAATATAAAAATATATTTCGAGCCTTTTAGAATGGAGTTGCTTTTTTTTCTTTCAGGAATGATAGTCCATAAGTCAATAGCAAAAGAAACCAAAACTTATGTTTTAGGAAAAGTTAGGAATTTACTTTACCCATATATATTGTGGTCGTTAATATACTTCTTATTTTTTAATTTTAAGGATATTTTGTCAGGTGACATGGAAAAGCCATTAATTGACATGGCTAGGATAATGGTTGGGGCCCCAGGGTTGACATGGTTTCTTTGCTTTTTATTTATTTTCTTTTTGGTTTCAATTCCAGTCTTAAGTAAAATAAAAAACCCCGCGATAGTTTTTTCTGCATGCGTTGCGTTTATTGTTTTATTTCCAGAGGTTCATTTGTTTGAAGGTCTTAATGTTAATTACATTAGGGAAACCGATTTGTTTTATTACTTCATCTATTTTTATCTTGGTTGCCTGGTTGGTATGCGTGGAGTTGATATTGTAAATATTTCTAAAAACAAAGTAGTATTTTTTGTTTCCATAGCAAGCCTGATAATTGTACAGCTGATAAACTTTAATCTTGATGTGTTCAAAACAAGTTTGGTTTACCTGCCATTCGCGATTCTAACCATACCGTTATTTGTTTTTGTTGGTGATCTTTTGTCAAGGAGTAATGTTATTAGTAAAGCACTTACTCATGTGAGTACAAACTCAATTGTATATTACTTAATGCAGTTCTTATTCCTCTCGATTTTCGCAAAAATATTGACCATTTTACATGTGGGTGAAAGCCTACACTTCCCGTTGGTTTTGATTCTTACGATAATCAGTACATATCTCTTCATTTTGATAAAAAGGAGATTTTATATGCTTAATTTTTTGTTTTCACCAAGTGTGACTAAGTGACTTCATATTTATCCGTATCTGAGGTGATGATTTTAAATCTCTGCGGGGATGAATAAATCTCAATTTTTGATATTTTTTATTGCCGGTGAGTTAGTCGCGTTTGCATGAATTGAAGAGTGGTTATTAAAGGAAGTCTTGGTTTTTATGGTTGTAGATATGGTTGATAAATGAATTTGGCAGTATTGCATGGCGTTCAATTGAACGCCATGCAGTTAAAAATGGTATTCTTTGAATTGTATGATTTCACCTGCCAACCAAGAGTTAATTTCTTTTAATCTTTCTTGCAGAGGGGTTAATTCATTTTTTACAAAAACTTGTGATGCTTTTTCAACATCTCCAAACCCCCCTGTATTATCAGGAATGATACCCATCATCTGCGGCGGCACGCGGTGGGCGCTCAGCAGGTCGTCGCGGCTGGCCTTTTTGATGTTGAAAAAGTCGTCACGGGTAGCGACTTCGCTCAGCGGCAAAATCTTTATGCCATCTGCCTTGCCGTTCGGCGCATACATAAACAGGTTACGGAAGTTGCCGATCCCCTTCGTATCACGCATCGCCTGCCGCATGCGGTCAATGTCACTGCTGCTTTGTGCGGCATCGGTCATATACAGGATGTAACCCGCGTGAGCGCCGTTCTGGTAGTACTTGCGGCGGAACAGCGTGGCTGCCTCATTCAGCCAGGCAGAATTAAGCGCGCTCAGATACTCCGGCAGGCCGTACAGCTCCTGGTTAATATCCGGTTCAATCAGATGAAAGACGGTGCCTTTGCCGAACTGGTGCGGCTCCTTCCAGTCGTTAACAAACCAGTATGTGTCGTCCTCAACTCCCCGGCGGGTATATTTGGCCGGTGAAACCTCCAGCCTCCACGGATCGCCCAGACCATTGCGACGCATCTCCAGAAAACCATTTCCAAATACCAGGTAATCCAGCACCAGTTTGCTGAATTCCAGCTGGCTTAGCATAGGGTGCGGGATGAAGGTGGACGCCAGAATATTGCGCTTAACGTATAGCGGCGAGCTGTGGTGAACGGCTGCCCGCATACTTTTGGCCAGGCCGTGGAAGCTTACCGGCGGTTCATACCAGCGACCATTTCCGACGCACTCGGCATAATCCATGATGTCGCGCTTATCCAGCACGGCGGTGGGTTCGCCAAACGAAAACGCCTCAAACGGCTGGCTGCTCTGTGCCTGCTGGCTGTCTGTCGGCTGCTGCGGTGCGGTGAAGGTCTTACGGCCTTTGCGTTTGCTCATCAGTAAAATTCCAGGATAGAAGGGTTTAGCCCGCCGCTGGCAGCGGTAAGCGGTTCGTTAAGCAGCGCGTGCATAATTGCCCAGGCCACATCGGCGTGGCTGGCCTCTTCGCTGCGGCTGGCTTCGTAGGTGGAGCGGTTACCGCTGGCCGTCATGGTTTTGCGGATCGCCATAAATGACTGCGTGATATCGGTGTGCCCGGCGTCATACTCCAGGCGGCCGCTGGTGATGGTGTCCTTTGCTTTCAGCACCATGGCGGTTTTGATTTCCGGGGTGTACTTGATTTCACGCGCCGCCGGGAAGAACTGGCGGACGAGCTGGAAAACGCCCTGGCCGATGCCGGTCGCATCGACGCCGATATATTCCACGACATATTTTTCCGTCAGTTCTTTGATTGACTGCGCCTGCGCGGCAAAGTCCATGCCGCGCCACTGGTGGCGCTCCAGCACGCGGAACTTGCCACCGGCAACCAGCGGAGGCGCGATAACCGCACACCCGGCGCTGTCGCCGGTATGTGACGGGTCATAGCCGATCCAGACCGGGCGATACTCAAACGGGCTCAGCGAATAGGGGTTGAAGTCGGCCCACTCTTCCAGGCTGTCGATCATGCAGGTCTGCAGCTCGGCAAACGGGAACACGCTGGCCTCGTCGTCAACGAATTCACACATCAGCAGGTTCTGGTATTCCGCCGGGCTGTATTCCAGCGACAGCTGATCCAGATCGAACAGGTTACAGCCGCCGGTCAGTGCGTCCTCAACGGTGACAATCTGCCGCCACTGGCCGTCAGCGCACAGCGCGCCGGCGGCCAGGTGGCTGTGACTGAGATCCAGCTCTACGCGGTCGGCCCGGTTGCGGCGGCCTTTGTTGAACAACTCGCCCGACCAGAACGGATAGGCGCTGTGCGAAAGCGCCGAGGGTGTTGAAAAGTAGGTGGTGCGCCACTTCTTGTGCAGCGACATACCGCTGGCAACTTTGCGCAGCTCCTGGAATTTAGGTATCCAGAAATATTCGTCCAGATACAGGTTGCCGGTATAGCTCTGCGCGGTGCGCACGTTGGTGCCGAGGAAAATCAGGCGGGCGCCGTTCGGCAGCACAATCGGATCGCCTTTCAGGTCTACGTCCACCTGGCGGGCGAAGTCGATGATGTAATTTTTGAAAACGTGCGCCTGTGCCTTACTGGCCGACAGGAAAATCTGGTTACGCCCGGTGACCAGGGCGTCAATAAGCGCCTCGCGGGCAAAATAGAACGTCGCGCCGATCTGGCGGGATTTGAGGATGTTGCGGATGCGGTGAGCCAGCCCGGCCTTGTGCCAGTGCAGCTGGTACTCAAAGCAGCCATCCATAAACAGGCCGGTCAGCTTCCCGGTTTGCTCCTCGCTGAAAACGTTTTTAATTACCGGCTGGCGCTCCCCTTTGTTGCGGTTGCGCACGTTCGGATTGAGATCCGCCTCGTTACCTGAACCGCGATAGCGTTCGACCCGCGCCAGGCGTTCAATCTGGCGGCCTAATGCGTCTATCTCCTTGTAATCACCATTGCCCTTGACCTCTTTCATGATGAGCTGAATCAACCGGGCTTCCATGCTGGCCTCAACGCGACTGATGGGCGCAACGTCCTCCCACGCGTCGCGCAGCTTCCAGCTCTGCACGGTTGGCGTTTTCTGGTTTAGCGTCTCCGCAATCTGGCGCACAGAGAAGCCCTGCCAGTACAGCAGGGCCGCCTGACGGCGGGGATCGGTGATGATGGTGCCGGGTGTCATGTTCATGAAAGCAAGGCTACCGGGGCGAAAAAGCCCGCGCCCGCTGTGGCTGTCCGCTGGTGAATGGCCGGGCTGGCTTTCGTTGAGGGATGGAGGGTGTGCGGTAAAACTCGCCCTGACCTGAACCAATCCACTGACCGGAGCCTGATTAATGGCAGCTATCAAAGCAAAGCGTTTTCGTATCGCGGTTGAAGGCGCAACAACCGACGGGCGCGTGATTTCCCGCGACTGGATCGCCCAAATGGCGGCGAGTTATAACCCTAGCGTGTACGGTGCCCGCATCAATATGGAGCACATCAAGGGCTACAGCCCGGACACGCCATTCCGCCGTTATGGCGACGTTACAGCGCTGACGGCAGAAGAAATTACCGAGGGGCCGCTGAAAGGCAAGCTGGCGCTTTATGGCGACATTGACCCGACGCCGGAACTGGTAGAGCTGACCAAAGCGCGCCAGAAAATCTACACCTCCATCGAAGTGATGCCGGAATTTGCCGACACCGGCAAAGCCTACCTGATCGGCCTGGCCGTTACCGATGACCCGGCGAGCCTCGGCACTGAATACCTCAGCTTTAGCGCCACGGCCAAAGCTAATCCGCTGGCTTCCCGCAAACAGCACCCCGGCAATCTGTTTACCGCCGCCGAAGAAACCCTGATCGAATTTACCGAAGAGGCCGAGCCGGGCCCGTCCCTGCTGGAGCGCGTTGCCTCAATGTTCTCCGCCAAAAAGAAAACCGATGACGGACGTTTTGATGATGTCACCGCAGCGGTAACCGCCGTGGCCGAGCAGGTGCAGAAGAACGGCGACACTCAGCAGCAGGCGCTGTCAGCGCTGGAAAAGACGCTGGTCGAACGGCTGTCAACGCTGGAGAAGCAGGCCGGTGATGACGCGCAGGCGCTGGCCGCACTGCAGGAAAAGCTTAAGGGGAATGACGGTGAGTTTTCTACCCGTCGTCAGCGTGCCACCGGCGGTGACACGAACAAAGAGATGCAAACCGACTGCTGATCGGGCGCTGGCCCTGTAGCAAAAAACTTACTGAATATCTGAACCAGACAGGAGCGCCAATGCGCAAGAATACCCGCTTTAAATTTAACGCTTTCATGACCCGTGTAGCCGAGCTGAACGGCGTCGATACCGGCGATATGAACAAAAAATTCACCGTCGAGCCGTCCGTATCGCAAACCCTGATGACCCGCGTGCAGGAGTCGTCCGCGTTTCTGACCCAGATTAACGTCGTGCCGGTCGAAGAGATGAAGGGCGCGAAAATTGGTATCGGCGTGTCCAGTTCCATCGCCAGCACCACTGACACTGCCGGTGGTGACGAACGTGAAACCGCTGATTTCTCTGCGCTGGACTCAGAAGGCTATGAGTGCATGCAGATTAACTACGATTTCCATATCCGCTACAACCAGCTTGACCTGTGGGCGCGTTACGAAGATTTCCAGGCACGGATGCGCGACGCCATCATTAAGCGTCAGTCGCTCGACCGCCTGATGATTGGTTTTAACGGTGAGAAGCGCGCGAAAACGTCAAACCGAGCGCAGTACCCGATGCTGCAGGACGTGGCCGTGGGCTGGTTGCAGAAGTACCGCAACAACGCACCGGCCCGCGTGATGAGCAAAATCACCGATGATGAGGGGGCAGTGATCTCTGACGTTATCCGCGTGGGTACAAAAGGCGACTACGCCAACCTCGACGCGCTGGTAATGGATGCAACCAACACCCTGATCGCGCCGTGGTTCCAGGAAGACCCGGAGCTTGTCGTTATCTGCGGTCGTCAGCTGCTGGCCGATAAATATTTCCCGCTGGTTAACCAGGAGCAGGCCAACACCGAGCAGCTGGCGGCGGACATGATTATCAGCCAGAAGCGTATCGGCAATCTGCCAGCGGTGCGCGTGCCTTACTTCCCGGCTGACGCGCTGATGGTCACCCGCCTGGACAACCTGTCGATTTACTGGCAGGAGGGCACCCACCGCCGGCTGATTGATGAAGTGGCCAAGCGTGACCGCATTGAAAACTACGAGTCTATCAACGAAGACTACGTGATCGAGGATTACGCGGCGGGTTGCCTGATTGAAAACATCAAGCTGGGCGACTTCACCACGGTTGCTGAAACGCTACCGGCAGGAGAGTAACGCATGTTAAGCCCTGCCCGACGTCACCAGATGCGCCAGCAGGCCATTGAGGCCGCAAAGCAGCATGATAATCCGCTGCGCCACGCCAACGGCTACGAGTTGATGCTGTTAAAGCTCAACGAAGATAAGCGCCAGCTGAAAAAGGTGCGCTCTGTCGAGCGCAAAGCCGACATGAAACGGCTGATGCTGCCGGCCTATCTGCCGTGGGTGGCCGGGGTACTGGAGAGTGGGAAAGGCGCACAGGATGCCATCCTGATGACCGTCATGATCTGGCGTCTTGACGTCGGTGACGTGGCGGCCGCGCTGGAGATTGCCCGCTATGCGCTGCAGCACGGCCTGGTGCCGACGGACACCTACAAGCGCAACAGCACGGCGTACCTGCTGGCTGAGGAAGTGGCCGAAGCGGCGACCCGCGCCTGGACGGCAAAAAAGGCGGTCGATATCGCCCCGCTGCTGGCAACGCTTGAGCTGACGAAAGCGGAAGATATGCCCGACGAGGTGCGCGCCAAGCTGCACAAAATTATCGGCTATGTCCTTCGCGATGCGGGCAGGGCTTTGGATGCGATTGAACACCTCAAACGTGCGCTGCAGCTTCACCAGGGCAGCGGCGTTAAAAAGGACATAGAGCGGCTGGCTACGGAACTGAAAAAGCAGGCTGCCAGCCGCTAACAGAACGCGCCCCGCGCCGGGCGGCAGGATGGCAATGGCCTTTCAGGCTTCTGCGCCACCCTCCACCGCCCACCTATTCAGAGGCCAACAATGACAACGGTAATTGCAACCGCACCGCGACCGGCAGAAAGCGCCGAGCCGCCGGTAAAGAACACCTTTTTCTGGCCCGATGTTGATATACAGCAGCTGCGCGCCGAGCTGCAGCTTGAGGGAACGGTCACCGCCGAGCGCCTGCGTCTGGCGGTGAAAACGGCAATCTCTGAGGTGAATGCCGAGCTGTATGACTGGCGCGCCGCTCAGATGGCCGCAGGCGTTGAAACGCTGGCAGATGTGAAGGCCGAAAAGTTTGACGGCGAGAGTGAAAAGGTCATGCACTACTTCGCCGCAGTCTATGCCGCCACGTCTGCCGTGCTCGTTGAGCGTTACCGCAACTACAGCGCCAGCGGCACGAAGAAACCCGGCGAGAGTGAAGTCGCTGCAGGGGAGTACTGGCGTGATGCGCGTTTCAGCATCAGTCGTATCGGCGATAAGCCGGGCTGCATCGTAGGGCTGCTGTGATGAAAGTCCGGGCGCAGCAGGGCGACACCGTTGATGAGATCTGCAACCGCCATTACGGGCGCACGCAGCAGGTGGTTGAGCTTGTTTATGCTGCAAACCCCGGACTGGCCGGGCATGGGCCGGTGCTCCCTCACGGGTGTGAGGTGGTGCTGCCCGATCTGCCCGCGTCGTCATCGGCTGAGACCGTCAACCTGTGGGACTAATCAATGGACAGAATTACATCGGCCATTAACTACGTTATCGGCATGATCCTGATGTGGGCGAGCCGACACACGCCGCAGGACATCGCTTTTATGATTGGCTCCGTGGTCGCAGTGGTCACGCTGCTGATTAACGTGGCGACGTTCTTTATCAACTGGCACTACCGCCGCAGAACCTACGAACTGCAGCGCCGCGCTGCGCCGGGGGTGATTATTGAGCCAGATCGTTAAGCGTTGCTCCGTGGCCGCCGTGCTGGCCATCGCCGCGCTGCTGCCGCAGTACGGCAGTCTGCAGGTGTCGCAACAGGGGCTGCAGCTTATTGCTGACGCCGAAGGGTGCCGCACCGAACCCTATCAGTGCAGCGCCGGGGTGTGGACTAACGGCATCGGCCACACCGAAGGCGTAACGCCGAAAAGCATCATCAGCGAGCGCCAGGCGGCGGTAAGCCTGATTCTGGACGTGCTGCGCGTGCAGCGCGGACTGGCCGCCTGTATTGATGCGCGTATGCCCCAGCAGGTGTATGACGCCGTGGTGTCGTTCGCCTTTAACGTCGGCGTGTTTGCCGCCTGCAGCTCCACCCTGGCGGCGTATCTGCGGCAGGGTGAATGGCGCGATGCCTGCCTGCAGCTGTCGCGCTGGGTGTTCGTGAAGGGGGTTCGCAACAAAGGGCTGGAGAACCGCCGCGAGCGGGAAATTAACTGGTGTTTAAAAGGGGTTTGATGATGAAACGTTTGCTGTATATCGGTCTTGCCACCGCTTTGTCGATGATGGGGATCATTCTCTCTGTGGTTGCACCGGCCAGCCTGTTGGCTTCGCTGGTGAATGTGCTGCTGTGGGTTGCTTTTGTCTACTTGTGCCTGAGTGGTACGCCGTTGATAAAAACCATGCTGCCCTGCGGCCGCCTGATCCAGACGCTGGTCACGTCAGTGGCGGGCAGGTTTATCGGGGTATCCAGTCCTTACGGTCGCTGGGTTATATGGCTGCTGGTTATCGTTTTACTGGTCTCGACGGGCAGCCTGGTTTCGCTGGTGATTTACCTGATTACCATGGTGATCGCGCGGGTGCTGAGGCTGATGTTTAACGACCCGGTGACAACATGTCGCGCCTGATTGCTGCCGTGCTGGCGCTGGCCCTGCTGGCGCTGGCGTACACCTGCTGGCGGCTGAGTGAGGTCAGCGGCGAGTTGACCAGCGCACAGCGCGTGATCGGCACCTTGTCAGCCGGAATTGAAAGCCGCGATAAAGCCATCACCCGCCTGCAGGTGCAGGAAAAAGAGAGCAGCAGGCGAGAGGCCGAGCTGCGGTTACTCCAGGGGCGTGCCGGTGATGCGGCCCTGGGGCGTGAGCTGCAAATACAGAGGGAAACCCATGCTAACCCGGCCCTGCGTAACTGGTCTGATGCTGCTTTGCCTGCTGATGTTATCCGGCTGCACGCCAGGCCGGCATTCAGAAACGCCCGAGATTATCTGGATTGGCTGTCCTCGCGTGGTCAGCTGCCCGGTGCCGGGCAACAGCCTTAAAACCGCCGGCGATCTGGCGGCAGACAACCGGCAGTTTGAGGCCGCGCTTGCATCCTGCGGGCTGCAGGTGGAAATCATCAAAGAGTGCCAGGAGCAACACGATGCTGAAACCGAACCAGTTACGCGAGGCCATGACGGCCAGCAGCCCGCTGCTGCAGCGCAACCCTGAAAGCCTCAATATGTTTGTCGACAGCGGACGCATTGTCAGCACGCTCGCCAGCTCGCTGTCGTTTGAGTATCAGTATCAGCTCAATATTCTGGTTACGGATTATGCGGGGGATATTGATCTGATTATCGTGCCGGTGCTGGCCTGGCTGCGTGAGCATCAGCCTGACATTATGGCGACGGAAGAAAAGCGCCGCACCGGCTTCACGTTTAAGGCTGATGTGCTCAGTGACACAACCTGTGATCTGAGTATTGACCTGCAGCTGACTGAGCGCGTGATTGTCCGGTCAGTGGACGGCGCGCTTCATGTGGATCACGTTGGTGAACCGCCGCTGCCGGATAACACCCCTTATCAGATTTACGCCAACGGTGTGCCGGTTAGCGGGGTTGGGGTGTGAACGGGTTAGTTGACTTTCAGAACCGGCTGGGGCATCTGATCGGCAACCTTTCGCCGACAGCCGTCCGGCAGCTGGCGGCCAGTGCTGCAAAGCGCCTGCGCGCCAGTCAGCAGCAAAACATCAAACGCCAGCAGTCACCGGACGGCACGCCGTTTAAGCCGCGCAAAGAGCAACGGCTGAGAGGAAAGCGCGGGCGTGTTAAGCGTGAGATGTTTGCGAAGCTGCGCACGGCAAAGTACCTGAAAGCCAAAGGCGTAAACGGTGATGCGGTCGTCGAATTCGCCGGGAGCGTGCAGCGTATGGCGCTGGTGCATCACTATGGCCTGCGTGACCGGCCATCGCGGGGGGCGAAAGCTACGCCTTATGAGGCGCGTCCGTTACTCGGCATCAGCGATGCCGACCGGCTCACGATTGAAGATGAAATAACGCGTTACCTTTCCCTGTAATCTGTCCGGCTGTCACCCAGCGGGCGGCGTTTCGTTGCCGCCCGTACCCGCCAAAGTGACACTACCTGCATGAATGAACAACTCACCGAAATCTTGCGCCTGCTGCGCAACCTGATCCGCATCGGAACCGTGTCCGCCGTAAAACTGGACGACGGGTTATGCCGCGTGGATACAGGGAATAACACCACTGGCTGGCTTTCCTGGCTGACCGCCCGCGCCGGTAACACCCGCAGCTGGAACGCGCCATCGGTTGGCGAGCAGGTGCTTATTTTATGCCTGGGCGGCGAGCTGGATACCGGCTTTGTACTGCCCGCCGTTTTCTCCGATGAACACCCGGCCCCATCGGCATCCGCAGATGCCCTGCACTGGTCATTCCCTGACGGCGCGGTGATCGAGTACGAACCGGCCAGCGGCGTGCTTACCGCGTCGGGGATTAAGGGGGCGGTGATCCAGGCTGCTACCCGCGTGCTGCTGGATGCCCCCCTGGTGGAATGCACGCAGAAGCTGATTACGGCCTCGCTGGAGGTGACAGAAGGCGGTGAGATGAAAGGGGATATTACTCATTCCGGCGGAAAGCTCAGCTCTAACGGGGTGGTAGTAGACGACCATGACCACGGCGGCATTGAGCGCGGCGGTGGCAGAACGGACGGCCCGCAATGACCGGCGAAAAGTACAGCGGCATGAACCGCGACACCGGCCTGGCGATTGCTGACATTGAGCACATCCGCCAGTCGGTCAGAGATATTCTGATTACGCCGATTGGCTCCAGGGTAATGCGCCGCCGTTACGGCTCACTACTTTCTGAGCTTATCGGTCAGCCACAAAACCCGGCGATGCCGCTGCAGATAATGTCCGCGTGCTACATGGCGATCCTGCAGTGGGAGCCGCGGGTAAAGCTGACGGCCATCACCTATGAACCGGACTACAACGGCAGCGCGGTGGTGGAAATCACCGGCAGCCGGTTGGATACCGGCACCGATTTTTCCCTGACCATTCCTGTGAGCTGAATTATGGCGACTATCGACCTCAGCCAGCTGCCCGCGCCGACCGTGGTCGAGGAGCTGGACTATGAAACCCTGCTGGCCGAGCGCAAGGCCACGCTGATTTCGCTCTATCCCGCCAGTGAGCAGCAGGCGGCGGCAAAAGCGCTGGCGCTGGAGTCTGAACCCATCGTGAAGCTGCTGCAGGAGAACGCCTATCGCGAGCTGATCCTGCGCCAGCGCATTAACGAGGCCGCGCAGGCGGTCATGGTGGCCTATGGCATCGGCAGCGATTTGGATCAGCTCGCCGCCAATAACGGCGTTGCCAGGCTAATCACCACGCCAGCTGATGATGATGCCGTGCCGCCGGTGGCTGCCGTGATGGAAAGTGATGATGACCTGCGCCAGCGTATCCCGGAAGCGTTTGAGGGCATGAGCGTTGCCGGGCCGGTGCGGGCGTATGAGTATCACGCTGTCACCGCCGACGGGAGGGTGGCCGACGCTTCTGCCATCAGTCCGTCACCGGCGGTGGTCGTGGTCAGCGTGCTGGCCCGCGACGGCAACGGCACCGCAACGGCAGAGCTGATCGCCAGCGTCAGCGCCGCGCTTAACGATGAGTCTGTTCGCCCGGTGGGTGACCGGCTGACGGTGCAGTCTGCGCAGATTGTTGAGTATGCCATCGCGGCCACGCTGTTCGTGTACCCGGGTCCGGCGGTTGAGCCAATCCGTGCCGACGCTGAAACGCGCCTGCAGGCTTACATCACTGAACAGCGCAGGCTGGGCCGGGATATTCGCCGATCGGCCATTTACGCCGCGCTGCATACGCAGGGGGTGCAGCGCGTCGAGCTGGCCGCGCCGCTGAATGACGTCGTGCTGGATAAGACCCAGGCCGCGTACTGCACCGGCTACACCATTACCATTGGCGGCTCGGATGAGTAGCCTGCTGCCCACCGGTTCCTCCCAGCTGGAACGCCGGGCGGCGGACGCCTCCAGCGGCATCAGCGGGCTTTCCGTGCCGCTGCGCGACCTGTGGAACCCTGAACTTTGCCCGGTCAAATTCCTGCCCTATCTGGCCTGGGCGTTCTCGGTGGACAGGTGGGACGAGAAGTGGACGCCAGCCGAAAAGCGTCAGGCGGTGAAGGATGCGTTTTACATCCACCGGCGCAAGGGCACGGTGGCGGTCATTCGCCGGGTGATCGAAAACCTCGGCTACACCATGACGATTCAGGAGTGGTGGCAGGTGGCAGACCCGGCTGGCACCTTCCGACTTACGGTTGACCTGCAGGACGTCGGGATCACCGATGAAATGGTGAATGAACTTGAGCGGCTGATCGGAGATGCGAAACCGGTGAGCAGACATATAGCACAGCTGTCTCTTTCTGCCCGAACCAGCGGCACTGCTTTTATCGGCGTGGCGGCCAGCTGCGGTGAGAACATCACCGTTTATCCGCCTGGCTACTCGCCTGATGACAGTATCCGCTATGACGGGCGGGCGTTTTATGACGGCAATTATTATTTCGCAGGGGAAACAAATGACAAAACTAAGTGAAGTTTCACGCTGGGAAGATGAAATCAGCCTGATTGGTCGGGGGGATCGCGTCGAGGGCGGGCAGGGAGGCGCGGCTAACGCGCAGGCGCAGCAGCTGGCTAACCGTTCCCGCTACCTGCTGGACTCGCTGGAGGCCATCGCCACCGGCGTGCAGCCGTATTCGTCGCTGGCTAAGGCGCAGGCCGATCTTACCGGCGGGAAGATTGAGCTTAACGCTAAGGTGTCGGTGCGTTCGGCCACGGATGGCGTGTGGATCGACGAGTATCAGAACGTCACCGGCGTGCTGACCCGCACCGGAAAAAGTCTCATTACGCAGCAGGCGGTTACCGCGTTGCTGGCTGCTATCTATAACGACACCGGACGCCAGCCGCTGCGCGTGAACCTGTTTGACGCGGGGCGTGCAGCGGATGGCGTTTACGTCAATGAAACCGGCGCGACCTCCGCAAACGTCGCCTACTACGCCAGCGGAAAGATTCCGGTTATGGCCGCAGAGAAATACGTGTTCGCCCGCAACGTGGCGCACCTGGCTTGGTACGATGTGAACGGTACAATGCTTGCCTACGCAACCGGCGTGACGGCGGGCGCTGCCGTCACTGCCCCGGCAAACGCCTGGAGCATCCAGTTTTCACAGACGCTCAGCACCGGCAAGGGCGCGCAGATGCTGGTAAAAGGCGATACGTTGCCCGATGAGTATCGCGCGTTCGGCTTCGTTGACCCGGTATCGGCGCGGCGCAGCGCCACCGCTAAGGCGATCGACGTGTGCTATCGCTCTAATGCGCTGGTGCGCAACCTGTTTGATAAAAACCGCGCCAGCGATGGCTACGCGCTGTCGACCAGCGGCAGCCTGACCGCGAATGCATCCTATTTTGTGACGGATTACATCCCCGTTCTGCCGGGTGAAACCTATATCCTGTCGGCGGGTACACAGGTGCTGTGTTATTACGATCAGGACCTGGTAAAAACCACGAATATCAGCGTCTCCGCAAGCACACCGTTTACCGCGCCGGTCGGTGCCTATTACCTGCGTTTTCAAAGCACCCCTCTGGCCGCGAAAGAGAGCCTGATGGTAATCCGTGGCTCGGTGCTGCCCGTTTCTTATGTGGGTTTCGGCGCGATGACGGTATCTGACGCCACCGTGTTATCACAGTCGCTGGCGTGGGCAGTAACTGATGGCAACCTGCCTGTAGCCCGCAACCTGTTTAATAAAGGCACCGCCATTGACGGCTATGCGCTGGCGGCCAGCGGCGTACCCTACGCCGCCACCGGTTACTTTGTTACGCCATTTATTCCGGTCAAGCCCGGCCAGCAGTACACCCTGTCCGGCACCTCTAACGTGGTGGTGTTCTTCGACGCCAACAAGGCGAAGATTTCTAACCTGGTCGCGACGGCGGGCGCGGCGTTCAGCAGCCCGGCGGGCGCGGTATACATGCGTTTCCAGATTTCCGGGCTGGCGGTGAAAAACGCGCTGATGCTGGCCGAAGGGGCGGCGCTGCCTGCCTCCTACGTTTCCTTCGGTGCCGCGCCTGAATCATACGTTGACCAGCAGTCGATGATCTCCGCGCGTGCCGTGGCGCTGTCGCTGCAGAAAACGGCGGTGAACATCTATAACAGCGAGCTGGCCCTCTCCAATACGGCGGTTTCTTACCAGAACGGCACCACCTCGACCGTGGCCGACTACTTTGCCACGCCGCTGCTGATGGTCACGCCGGGCGGATCTTTCGTATCCAACTATGCCTCCGGCGGTGGTGCTTTCTACCGGATTGACGGCGCGTTTTTAAGTGGCTTCACCGACCTGAAAGCCAGCACTGCCTATTCCGTCCCAGCAAACGCCTTTTTTGTGCGCTTCCACGTTTACGGGCTGACGAAAATCGACAGCCTGATGGTCAGTCCGGGGCAGGCCGTGCCGGCGGGCTATATCCCGTTCGGCGGGCGCGCCGCCGAGCTGCCGAGGCAGGGACAAAAGAGAATTGACCTCGGCGACAGCATCACCAACACCGGAAACTTTATCGCGCCGCTGAACTCACGCACCGGCATGGTGGCGCTGGCAAATTACGGCGTGCCGGGGCAGGGCGTGCGCACGATGGCGAACTCACTTACCGCTGAAACCATCGCTGACGCTGATTTTATTTCGGTGCTGGGCGGCACCAACGATTACGGCGGGAACCGTCGCCTGGGGACGATCGATGATGCCCGTGCCGACTATGACGAGGCTGCGGCCAAATCGTTTTATTACGACGTCTTTTACGTGCTGAACAGGATTTACACCCTCAAGCCATCGGTGCGGGTGATGTTCAGCACGCCGCTGAAACGCGGCGCGTTTGAAAGCCAGCCCGTTTACCCGGCGGCCAATGCGGCTGGCTTCCGGCTGCCGCAGTATGTCCAGGCCATTAAAGAGGTCTGCGCCCTGTTCAGCGTGCCGGTGTGTGACCTCTACGCCGAGAGCGGGTTTAACCTGCATAATCTCAGCGTTTTTACTCTGGATAATCTCCACCCGAACGCGGCGGGCGGTGCTCTGATGGCCCGGCGCATGGCCACAGTGATTAACGCTATCTGATACAGGTGAGAACATGAGCAACAGCAAGTATTCTGCCATTCTTACCGCCGCAGGGGTTGCCGCGATGACACATGCGGCGCTGACCGGTGAGCTGGCAGGGTTTACGCATATGGCCGTGGGTGACGGCGGCGGCACGTTGCCGGTGCCGGTGCCGGAAAGCACTGGCCTGGTTAACGAGCTCTATCGCGCGCCCCTGAACAGGCTGGAAATCGCGGATGAACAGGCGGGCGTGATTAAGGCTGAGATGATTCTGCCCGCGCAGGTTGGCGGATTCTGGCAGCGTGAGCTGGCGCTGTTTGACACGGAGGGAGTATGCCTTGCGGTTGCCAATATGCCGGAGTCGTACAAACCGCTGCTGTCGCAGGGGGCCGGGCGTAATCAAATCCTGACCATCTGGATTGCCGTCAGCAATACCGCCGATGTGAAGCTGATTAATAACCCGGAGACTGTGGTGGCAACGGTGGCCGAGGTGGAAAAGGCCAGGGCTGAATCGCTGGATTATACCGATGAAATGGCTGATGACCTGACGACCACGCTAAAGCAGGCAATCGCAGATGCAATCGTGGAGGCGAGGCGCGATTTCTGGGAAGAAGAGAACCCGATCGGCACGGTTCGATTTTTCGCGACAAAGGCAAACCCGAACACGCTCTATCCCTGGTCAACATGGGTTTATACCGGCGAGAATAAATCAATCCGCATCGCTAAGGCTGACGGCTCTAACGTCGGCCAGACCGGCGGCAGCGACACGGCCAGCATTGCCCGCGCTAACCTGCCTGCCGTGCAGGTCAGTGTGTCCGGCACGGCCGCATCCGTAGACATGGGCGAGGTGCAGACAAAAGACGCCGGGGCTGCGGGTTTCAACGTGTACCGCTTCGGCGCTGATGGCCGGGAAAACACCCGGGGGAAATTCTCAATAGATGATGTGGAAATGGGTGATATCCCGGTTCCCGTCAGCATTTCGGCGCATAAGCACGCTGTTGTTTTGCCGCCGCACGGGCATACGGTCAGCGGTAAGACAGATAACCTCGGTGACGGGGCCGCGCTGAACATCGTTGAGGCCCACACCCTGCTGATGTGTTGGGCGCGGACGGAATAACCGGACGCAGGCGGACAGTTTGTCCGCCAGTGAACCAGCGTGCGGCAACCAAATGCACTCCCTCCCCTGAGCTGACAATCTGAGCGCACCTAATTAACGGAGCGCATCAGATGGCTGAATTTCATCATGGTGTCCGTGTCGTCGAAATTAACGAAGGCACGCGCACTATCTCCACCGTATCCACGGCAATTGTCGGCATGGTCTGCACTGCAGAAGATGCCGACGCGACCACCTTTCCCCTTGATACCCCGGTACTGCTGACCAATCCGCAGGCGGCGATTGCTAAAGCCGGAACCAAAGGTACCCTGTCAGCCTCGCTGCAGGCCATCGCCGACCAGGCAAAACCCGTTGTCGTCGTGGTGCGCGTTAAGCCGGGCACGACCGACGCGGAGACCACGTCCAATATCATCGGTCGCACCGACGAAAACGGGCGCTACACCGGTATGAAGGCGCTGCTCAGCGCGCAGACCCAGCTCGGCGTTAAGCCGCGCATTCTCGGGGTGCCGGGGCTGGACTCGCTGCCGGTCGCAACCGCACTCGCCAGCATCGCACAGCAGCTGCGTGCCTTTGCCTACGTCGCGGCCTGGAACTGCAAGACCATTTCAGATGCGATCACCTACCGGGAGAACTTCAGCCAGCGTGAGCTGATGGTTATCTGGCCGGACTTCCTCGCCTGGAACACTACGGCCAACGCCTCAGAAACCGCCTGGGCAACCGCCCGTGCGCTGGGCCTGCGCGCCAAAATCGACAATGACACCGGCTGGCATAAAACCCTGTCAAACGTCGGCGTCAACGGCGTGACCGGCGTTTCGGCTTCGGTGTTCTGGGATCTGCAGCAGACCGGCAACGATGCCGACCTGCTCAACGAAGCCTGCGTGACCACGCTTATCCGCAAAGACGGTTTCCGCTTCTGGGGCAACCGCTCCTGCAGTGACGATCCGCTTTTCGCGTTTGAGAACTACACCCGCACCGCGCAGGTGCTGGCGGACACCATCGCCGAGGCACACATGTGGGCCAACGATAAGCCGCTGACGCCGACGCTGGTACGCGACATTATCGCGGGTATCAATGCCAAGTTCCGCGAAATGGTCAGCGCCGGTTATCTGCTGGGCGCGACGTGCTGGTATGACGAAAGCGCAAATAACACGGCAACCCTTAAGGCGGGGAAACTGTTTATCGACTACGACTACACCCCCGTCCCGCCGCTGGAAGATCTGACGCTGCGCCAGCGCATCACCGACACCTATCTGGCGAACTTCGCCGCATCGGTTAACAGCTAAGGAGCCGGATAAATGGCCTTACCTCGCAAGCTGAAGGGGCTGAACCTCTTCAATGATTCAAACAGCTATCAGGGCGTGGTCAGCGCCGTCACGCTGCCGAAGTTATCGCGCAAGCTGGATACCTATCGCGGCGGCGGCATGAGTGGTGCCGGGTTTATTGATAACGGCCTGGATGATGACGCGCTGGATATGGAATGGACTATCGGCGGTATGGATGAGCTGGTACTGAAACAGTGGGGCGGCAGCGCCGTGCCGCTGCGCTTTGCCGGATCATACCAGCGTGACGACACCGGCGAAGAAATCGCGGTGGAGATCGAGGTGCGCGGCCGTCATCAGGCGTTTGATTTTGGCGAAGCCAAGCAGGGTGAAGATACTGAAACCAAAATCACGACCAAAAACACCTATTTCAAACTGACCTGGAACGGCAAGGCGCTAATTGAGATCGACACCGTGAACATGGTTGAAATCGTTGACGGCGTTGACCGCCTGGAGCAGCGCCGTAAAAACCTCGGCCTGGTCTGATAACAGCGCCAGCGCCCGGCGCTGGCCTTTCCCCTTTTGAAGAGAGATAACCCGATGGAACAGAAAGAAAACGTCATTGTGCTGGCCTGCCCGGTAAAACGTGGTGAAACCGAAATCGTCCAGATTGAGCTGAGTAAACCGAACGCCGGTGCGCTGCGCGGTGTCCGCCTGGCTGACCTTGCCGGTTCAGACGTTGACGCGCTGCTGATGGTACTGCCCCGCATCAGCCAGCCCACGCTGACAAAAGCGGAGTGCCTTAATCTGGCACCCGAAGACCTGATCTCAATCGCCGGAGTGGTTATCGGTTTTTTGTCGCCGAAGTCGGAAGAGTAGACTGGCCCCGGACGCTGACGGTCAATGACCTGATGGCCGACGTTGCCACGATTTTTCACTGGCCTCCATCTGAGATGTACATCATGCCGCTGGCCGACCTGCTCGACTGGCGGCACCAGGCGATGATCCGCAGCGGAGTAAACCCCGATGAGTAATAACCTTCGGCTGCAGGTGTTGCTGAAAGCCGTAGACCAGGCGACACGCCCTTTCAAAGCCGTTCAGAACGAAACCCGCCGCCTGTCTGGCGGTATCCGCGAAACGCAGGACAGCATCAGGGCGCTGGATGCACAGGCCGGAAAGATTGACAGTTTCCGCCAGGTAAGCGCTCAGCTTGCTGTCACCGACCGTGCGCTTGCTGCAGCAAAAACTAAAGCGCAGGCGCTGGCCGTTGAGTTTCGCAACACCGCAAGACCAACGGCGCAGCAGACCCGCGCGCTGGAACAGGCCCGCAAGGCGGGGTCCGATCTCCAGACTAAAAGTAACTCCCTGCGCCTGTCCGTGCAGCAACAGCGCGAAGCGTTCAAAGCGGCGGGCATTTCAACTCGCAACCTCAGCAGTGAACAGCAGCGCCTGAGAAGCCAGTCAGCCCAGGCCACGCTCAGCCTGAGCAGGCAGCGTCAGGCGCTGGAGCAGCTCAACAAACAACAGGAGAAACTGAACCGCGTCAGCGAGAGATATCAGAAGGGCAAAGCGGTTGTGGCGGGTGTGCGCAATACCAGTGCCGCCGCGCTGGGCCTGGGTACGGCGGCCCTGTATGCCGGGAGCCGGATGATTGCCCCGGCGGTGGAAACGGACGGACAGGGTGACCGCATCGCGGCTCAGAACGGTGAGGACAGCGCCAGGGGAGAGCAGTACACCCGCGTCATTCGCGATATTAACGCCAGCGGCACCAGTAATGACATCAATCAGATTGCGGAGGCGGTCGGCGCGGTGCGCAGTACCCTGGGCGCGCTGGGTGCCGTCGGGGAAAGTGAGCTTAACCGCATATCACGCAAGGCGCTGGACATTCAGACCGCGCTGGGTAGCGACACAACCGAGAGCATCCAGATTGCGGCGATCATGATGAAAAACGGACTCGCTAAAAACAGCGATGAGGCGTTTGATCTGATGGTTGCCGGGATGCAGCGCGTGTCCACACAGATGCGTGGTGAGCTGCCGGAGATCCTGCACGAGTATTCCACTCACTTCCGTAACATGGGGTTCAGTGGGTCGGAGGCCATGTCGCTGCTGGTTGATATGGCGAAGCAGGGCAAGTTTGCGCTGGATAAAACGGGTGATGCGGTCAAAGAGTTCAGCATCCGTGGATCGGATATGTCAAAAAACAGCGTCGCGGCATATGCAGCTATCGGCCTCAACGCGAAAAAAATGTCGAGCGACATTGCTCGAGGGGGAGAGAAAGCGCGCGTTACGATGCAGAAAACAGCGCAGGGCCTGTTAAAAATCAAAGACCCGGCGACGCGGGCAAACCAGGCTATTGCGCTGTTCGGCACGCCGATCGAAGACCTTTCCGTTGACCAGATCCCCGCCTTCCTCGCCGCGCTGGCGGGAACAAAGAACAAGCTGGGCGACGTGTCCGGGGCGGCGGAGCGCATGGGCGACACGCTGCGCGATAACCTCCAGGGCGATATCGGGCGGCTGCAGGGGGCTATGTCCCGCCTGCGCTTCAATCTGTTCAACGATGATGATGGTGTGCTGCGCAAACTGACCCAGGCGGCGGCGGGCTGGCTCGATCGGGTGAATGCGTGGGTGACGGCTAACCCTAAACTGGCACAGCAGATTGTCATGGTTGCCGGTGCGGCGGCGGCGCTGGTTGCCGTGCTGGGCGGTATCGGGCTGGTTGTCTGGCCGGTCATGGCCGGAATCAATGCGCTGATTGCCGGGGCGGGGTTCCTCAGCGCCGGATTCAGCATTGCCGGTGGTGCCGTGGCCGCAGCGCTGGGCGCAATTTCCCTGCCGGTTATCGCGGTTGCCGCTGCAATCGTCGGCGGTGCGTTGCTTATCCGTAAATACTGGGAGCCGATCAGCGCCTTTCTGGCGGGCATGGCGCAGGGATTTACGGCCGCAATGGGGCCAATCTCAGACGCGTTTTCACCGCTCAAGCCTGTGTTTGACTGGCTGGGCGAAAAGCTGGGCTGGGTGTGGGATAAGTTTAAGGGGTTGATTGAACCAGTGAAATCAACGCAGGCCGGGCTGCAGGCCGCCGGTTATATGGGCAAGCAGTTTGGCGAGCTGCTGGCGGCGGGGATTAATGTTGTGCTGTCACCGCTTACCGCACTGCAGGACGGCATTGACTGGGTGCTGAAAAAGCTCGGCATGGTTGACGACAAGTCGAAGAAGCTTAAAGACAATCTGCCGACCGATGCCCCGGCGGGCGCTCAGTATCCGGGGATGCAGTACAGCCTGGCAAACGGCGGTGCGGGGTATCGTCCCGTGTATGCACCCGCCGGCGGCAGAAGCACAAGCAATATCACCAGCAACGATACCTATAACATCAATATGCCGCCGGGCATCAGCAAGGATGACGCGCTGGCGCTGATTGCGCAGCAAAAGCAGCGTGATGCACGCAACCAGCGGGCCGCGCAGAATACTAAAATGGGATGGGATGATTAACAGATGATGATGATTTACGGTCTGATCCCGTTTATGCGCCAGACCCTGCCGTACAGCGAGCTCCAGCAGAATGCCGATTATCGCTGGCCGACCAACAGTCGTATTGGCCAGCGCGCCGCCGCGCAGTTTCTCGGCGTCGGTGATGAAAAAATAACGCTGTCGGGTGAGCTGCGCCCGGAGATAACGGGCGGTGCAATCTCACTGCTGACGATTAAGCTGCTGGCCGACGAGGGGCACGCCTGGCCGCTTATCGGCGGGAACGGCACGATCTACGGGATGTACGTTATTGAGAGTTTTTCAGCGACCAGCAGCGATTTTTATTCTGACGGCTCGGCCAGCAAAATCATGTTTTCACTGAGCATGCTTCGCGTTGACGAGTCGCTGACATCGATGTTTGGCGATATGAAAAAACAGGCCGACGGGTTGATCGGTGGTATTAGCTCTTTACCGGGCCAGGTGACGTCAGCCATTGAAAGCGTGAAAGCGTCGGCGGGGAGTGTTATCAGCCAGGTCGGGGGGTTACTGGGATGACCGGGGTAAGCAGTCTCGCCATGCCTGCCGGTGCGCCACGCAGTCCGGCATTTATGGTCAGGGTAAATTCAAAGGATATTACGGCGGACATCAGCCCCCGCCTGATATCGCTAACCATGACTGACAACCGCGGCTTTGAAGCGGATCAGCTTGATATTGAACTGGATGATGCCGATGGGCAAGTAGCCATGCCGCCACGCGGTGCGGTGATCTCCCTGTTCCTGGGCTGGAAGGGGCAGCCCCTTATCAGTAAGGGCGATTTCACGGTCGATGAGATTGAACACCACGGCGCGCCGGATGCCATGACGATCCGGGCGCGCAGTGCCGATTTTCGCGGTTCGCTCAACTCCCGGCGGGAGGCGTCATATCATGATACGACGCTGGGAGATGTGATTGCTCAGGTCGCCAGGCGCAACAATCTCACCCCGATGGTCGGTGACGGGCTGGCCGCGATTAAAGTCAGCCACATCGACCAGACCCAGGAGACTGACGCGGCATTCCTGACGCGCATCGCCACGCTTAACGGTGCCGTGGCGGCGATTAAAGCCGGGCGGCTGCTGCTTCTCAGGCCGGGCGGTGGTGTCACCGCTGGCGGAAAGCCGATTCCGCAGGTGACCCTAACCCGGCAGGACGGTGACCAGCACAGTTTCAGCATTGCTGACCGTGGCGCGTACACCGGTGTTACTGCGGGCTGGCTGCACACGAAAGACCCGAAGCCGATAAAGGTCAAGGTGAAGCGCAAGCCAAAAACACCGAGCGCGCAGAAAGCCCAGCATCCGGCGGCGAAAGTGGTAAAGCCTGTCGAAGCCAGGCAGGGCGAGTACATGGCCGGGAGTGAGGATAACCTCTTTGCGATCACCACGGTCTACGCCACGCAGGCGGCGGCAATGCGTGCGGCTAAAGCAAAGTGGGACAAGCTGCAGCGCGGGGTGGCTGAGTTCTCGCTTACCCTGGCGATAGGGCGTGCTGACCTGTTTCCCGAAACGCCGGTGGCCGTCAGTGGATTTAAGGCGGTGATCGATGCGCAGCCGTGGCTAATCAGCAAGGTCACACATAACCTGAGTGAGCGAGGTTTTACGACAGCGCTTAATTTTGAAGTGCTGCTATCGGACATTGGGTATGATGCTGAATAGGTTCTCGATTCGTGAATTTAATTGCTCGAATCGTGAATATGATGTATTAACACTATGCGCTCAAACAGGAGAACCAACAGATGATGCATTGCCCGTTATGCCAGACAGCTGCCCATGCTAAAAGCAGTCGCTACATATCGAGAGAGACTAAAGAACGCTACCACCAGTGCACCAATATCAACTGCAGCTGCACGTTTAAAACCCATGAGTCATTAGCCGGTGTGATTGTTGCACCGGGGCAGATTAACCGAGTGCTGCCGCATTCAGCCCAGGAAATACAGCCCTCGCTCCTGCACTGACGAACCCGCGAAAGCGGGTTTTTTTATGTTAGGAATCAGTTTTTTTTGCTGGGCTAGACAGAATGATGACGATCGAAAGGGGAGCGGCAAAAAAAAGTGCTGCCATTTTGCTGCCAATTGGGTGCGAGAAACAAAAAAGCCACCCTCTAAAGGATGGCTTAACTAGCTGATTCTAAAGCTAAAATTTGGTGGCCCCTGCTGGACTTGAACCAGCGACCAAGCGATTATGAGTCGCCTGCTCTAACCACTGAGCTAAGGGGCCGTGGCG